AAGCGACAGCTCACGCTTCCCGCCGTTCATTACCTTGTCGATCATTTCGTCGTCGTGAACGATAATTTGTGCGACCACATTGTGCGCGTCCTGCTTCGCTGACGACATGACGCCCACGCCTAGTCGTTTCGCGTTCTTCGCGGTGACAGGGACGTTCGGGTGTTCGTCGGTGATGGGCTTTCCGGCGTATGTGGCAAGTGAATCAGCGTTGAATACTTCTTCAGGCGGGCGTAGTTCACGTCGAACTGTTCCATCTGCGTTCTTGTATAATTGGATTCCAGTGCGCCCGACGATTGGTGTGTCGACTAGATAGCCCTCGTCGGTGCGAGTGGCTTTGATGGCACAACGGTCATATCGGGTGGCTTCCATAGTCAGCACTATATGCTCAAAGTTGTTTGCACGCAATTCGGGAAAGACGTCAAACTTCGTCCCAGACAGCTTCTGCTCTACAACGGCAGCGCACAGGGTGGCCTGGATTGCCCTCTGTAGGCGGTTTGTCGAACGCGAATGTCTTACCATTGAGGAAAGCGTGCTCGGGCCTTACGCGGCTATCCTGCACGCTGCGCCACACATACTGCGTCACCCCTACACTCTGCAAACGGTACTTCGTAAGGTCAGCATTGAGCTTCAATGTCTGGTCTTGTGCAATAAGAGTGGCACGATAGTCCGTCACCTTGTAACGTGCCTTGATTTGATCGCGAATGTCTTTGACGGAAGTTCCACTCATTACTCCACGCCGAACAATACCTTCCAGCTCAGGGAACATGCGTGTCGGTAGCGACTCGATGAGCTTCGTGTTCTCTGCAACCCATCCTTCAGCAAGGGGTTTCAGGAACGGTTCGCTGCGAAACACATTCACCCCGAGTATCGCGGATGAAGGTGCTCCGGGCATTGTTTCTGGAACCGTCAGTCCGGTGTTTGCCTTCACTACCATCTTGAACTGGCGCTCGTTGAACTTGCTGGTCGCGGTGAACTGCCCAGGCAGCTTGCTGAATACCACAGCAGCTCCCTTCGAAGCGTAGCGCATGAGCTCTGCCATCAGCGAATTCAGCGTATCTGTCCACCCGTCAGCACGAGCATCGACTTCAAACTCGCGTTGAATATCGTCTATTCGCGGGAGCAGAATCGCGTTCACCCCTGCCTGCAAGTCTTTCGAATAGCGAAGCAGAAGGCGCGTGTATTCCCGTTCCTGTGAATCAGGATTGTTGAACGTCTTTTTCTTGGCCATTTGGTTTCGTTGTGGTTACAGGCTCATCCACTTCCGTCTCAGGCACCTGTTCCACGTCGTTTATCTCGAACCCCTCGTCCGGTAGCATAGCGCGAACCTCGCTTGCATCCAACGCACCCATGTTCGCGTAGATTTCAAACGTCTGCGCGATCTTGTAATCGGTTTCCGCTGTATCCTTGCGAGACGGTACAGACAGCGGATTAAACTTGATCAGATAGTCTTCGGTATAGCGCCCCATCACGTAGAGCTGGACGGTTATCAGGCGGTCCAGTGCAGGAAGTAGAATCGTGTTCTGGTCTTGGCCAACCTTCGCATACCAGTTCTCCAGATCACTCTTCCCTGTGCTGTTTAGACCGCCTTGCTGGCGACCAAATAGCAGCGACTCGGGTATGCCAGTGACCGCGCTCATCGCCAGCCCTAGGCGGTCCATAACGTCAGCAACGCCGGTGAGCGTGTTGGACTTGATATCATAGGACTCCGCAGCATCAATGACGATGGTGTTGTTGATGCTGCGCGTCATGTCCACAATATCAACGCGCTTCTTCACCAGTGCTTCACCGCCAGGCTGACGCAACAGGTTTGTCAGCTCAGGAATGCCGTGAATCGCTTGCTGCGCACGCTCGAGCAGCGCGTTGGCCCAAATATGGGACATGCCAAAGCGTGTCAACTGGTCGAGACATTGTTGCAGTTTGCTGGCGCCCCATCCGTCATTGGCTGCTCGGGTACGTTCAGGAATTGGCATCCCATCAAACGAGATACAACGGGACTCATGAACCATATACGGGGAACCGTCAATTGGACTTATCTGATAGATTTGTGTCTTCCCGAAACGGCTGTCCATCGGGTCGAGGTACTTCTGCTGGCGGAACACTTGATATCGGTCATAGACGCGTAATTGTTCAAGGGACTTCGCGTTCTCGATGTTTAGAGGTTCTTCTAGCGTTCCACCGTCATTGATAAGCATGACCACAAGTGCTCCGCCATACAAGTTGTTCCAGCGCAGCGCGTCACAGAGCTTAGGCAGACATTGAATGTTCTCCAATTGAGCGCGGACTTCACTATCCTCGTCCACGCCTTCGATGTCGTAACCCGCACGAACCATTTCCTCTGACGGAAGGTCAATAATGCGCCGCGCAAATCCGTCACCTTCGTACAGGTTCTCGAGCTGCGTGTTGTCCAGAACTGTTCGGATTATTGCTTTAGTGAAGACGCTTCGGTCTTTCGCGTTTCCAACGCTCAGAAAGACGTTCTCATACGGGCCGTCGTCTCGTGTTGCAGGTGTTTCGTTTTCGCCACTCATCATGCCCCCTTAGTGAGTTCACTGATTTCCAGAACGCCACTGGTAAGGCCTTGCCTCATTGCCGCGATTTTAGGGGCAATCCAATGGCGAGGAACCCCTACCGTGATAGATTGATTGGATTCAATGTAGTGGCTGGTTGCGGTTGCAACTTGGTCACCATCACCAAGCTCGAAGCGTGTTTTTGCCCCGTCTGCTGTCAACCTTACCGCATCGATTCCAGGCGTCAGTACAACTTGGGCACTAGCTGCGCCCGCAGCGACTTGCTTTGGCGCCCCCAAGAAATAAACATCAGTGACTTTCAGTTCATTCATTTCATTCTCCCCGTCAGGTCATTGCTTCAATATCAAACTTTCCGCTTTCTGCAAGGGCGTTGAATGCGCGGGACGCCCCGTCCACTTGGTCGTCAAAACTACCGTTCGGAAACACAGTAATTTCATCAAAGAATGTCTCGTTCCAGTCGCCCTCAAGGACGTCCACGTTCCCCGCTTCTGCTTGTGCGGCCAGTGGGCCTGCGCGAGTTTCCTTATCACCACTCTCAGGTGTAGCTCGCGCAGTGTACCCCGCCAACTTGCCAATGTAGTATGACGCCTGCGCCTTTCCTGCTTGGCCTGGGTCTTGTGGGATAGATATTTCGCACATATAACCGTCTTGGCTTGCTGTGTTGACTAGCATCTGCTCAACGCCCGCTGTGGCCTTGCGGTCACGCGCAACCCCCGCAATGATAAATCTACCGTTCTTTTGACGTCCAATCTTAACGCCAGCGGTCCAGTCCCCTGCCCCTTCGGTAGCAGCCAAGTCCCATCCGCGAACAAAGCGCGTGCCAGCAGGTATAGCACGAACAATCGGGAACCATGCTTTCTTGAACATCCCGCCTTCACGGGGTGCGGGGCGCTGCTGAAGTTGACCCGCTGCCGCATAGCTGCCCATCGTTCGTTCAAGGCTTGCAACCGTTTCTTCGGGGAACCGTTCTGGAAACAGCAGTTCCCCGTCCACGGTTCGCGGGTCTTGGAATCCAATGCTTGTCGTGCACTTGCGCTCGGCTTCAAAGCGCATAGGCAGACAGAGGTGAACGTACCCCAGTTCGCGTTTCAGGATGATGCCGCTGGTATCCTTTTCATTGAGACGCTGCATGATGACCACAATTGCGGACTCGTCATTATTCACACGGGTGGGCAGTGCTTCAGTGAACGTAATCTCCGCCGCTTTCATGTCTGCGTCGCTGTTTGCGTGGTCAACGCTCAACGGGTCGTCCAATAGCACACGGTCACCACGTGAACCTGTCAGGGACGTGAACGCCATCGCTTCACGGAATCCAGTGTGTTCGTTCTCGAACTTCGTTTTGGCGTTCTGGTCGCTGGTCAGCTTCATGGGCCAGCGTTCTTGATACCACTCAGACTGAATCAAGCGACGACATTTCAGGTTATCCCGCACACCGAGGTCTTGCTTATGTGCTGTCCCCAGATAGCGGAGGCCTGGTCGCCCCTTGGGGCCCCATTCCCAAGCGGGCCATAATACCCCTGTGAGAAGACTCTTCATACAGCCTGGGGGCACGTTAATCAGCAGCTTCTTCACCTCACCATTCGTTACCGCTTCGAAATGTTCACATATAGCGTCAAGCGACCAGCCCCATTTCAGTTCCGAGGTCGGTTCCAGCACATGCCAGGCAGCCCGCACAAATCCCGCGAATGATTGCCGTGCTATTGCACGGTCTAATTCAATGGGTGACGGGAATCTTTGGGCCATACAGCTTGTTCTTAATCAGTTCCAAGTCTTCAAGTGATAGGTGTTCCAGTTCCGGGCTACCCTCTGTCACATGCACTTCCTGCACAGTTTTGACGGGCGCCTCAATACCTGTAATCTTGGCCAGCTGTGTCAATGCGGCAACACGAGCGGAACCGCTGTTGAAGCGCGAATGCGCCTCACGGTACAAACCAGTCACAATCTTGCGACGATGTTTGCTCTCTTCCGTATCCAAGCCCATCTCAACTTCACGGTCAGCAATCAGCTTCAGCGTGTAAGTCTCGGACAGGAACTTCTTGGCGTATTGTTCCGCGAACGAATTGGTGTATCCGATGCGAATAGCGGCGCTCAGTGGGTCGTAGTCAATCAGGTACTGTTCCACAAAGCGGGCACGCAAAGCGCGTTCCGTTTTGGACAGTGTTTCTGAAAGAACTGATTCTTGTTCGCTCACCGCATACTCCATTGAAGTTGTTATTCGGTCGGAGTATAGCGGTGAAGGAATCAATCTAACAAGCAAGGACCTCAGACTCTTGGAACGTCACCGTGTGCAAGCCTGCGACGCACCCATTCCTCGAACCAGTGCAGGAACGAATCGAAATCCATTTCAGCGCGCACACCGCACTGGGCGCTCGCAGGTAGCGATAACCACATGAGCGTCACGCATCGCCATTTCTTACCGTTCTGGCGGTACAGAAGAACAGGGTGTTCCTTGTTTTCGTTGGCAGCGGTCTCGCACTGCTTCCACCATGTATTGACGGACAGTGCTTCCTGACGTTTGACTTCAATGCACATGCCAAAGGTGTTGGACAGATCACTCCCGCCAACCGCTGACTGGTTCTGGTTACGCTGGATGATCGGTTTCGTGGGCAGTGCATACCCGCCTTCCGACATCACCTTGCGAACTATTGGTTCCAGAACGCGCTGGATTTCGCGTTCACCTTCTTGGCCTTTAGTGCGGATGTTGATGCTCATGCTGTTGCTCCCATAGCGAAGAACTCTTTGTAGGAAACTGGTTTCTGGCCCATGCGAACACAGAATTGTTGATAGCGCGGATAGAACTCAAACTCAAACACAACAACCGTCGAACTTGGACTCACAGGGATGAAGCTGTGAACCCATTTCGACACACCCTGTTCGTTCAGTTCGGTGACTGTTTCGTGTATGTTTCCGCTGTACTCAGAACTCACCATCATTTGTCGTTCCTCCCTTTAGTAAGGACGCACGGTAATTGAACCAAAGAATGAGAGCAACTACAACAGCCCATAGAAGGAACCATTTCATTTCTGCTTCTCCTTGTAAAAGTAATGGCCTCCCCATTGCCCGACGAACTGCAACTTCTTGCGCCAGTACGGGTGAATCGTCACTTCGTGGTAGTGTGTGGCGCCGCCTGTGAAGTCTTTCATATACAACGCCTGGCGTGCGGACGCTTCTGCCCTCTTCCATTCCGCTGAACGTTTGTCAGGTCGCTTATTCCGCAATAGTACACCGTTCCGAACGTCTGTAATCGTCCAACTGAACTGACGAGCCTCGAAGACAACCTTGCAAATGTTGCCGTCCTTTGCCTTAGCTCTATTCAATGTCACCAGTGCGACCGCTTGCTGTGCGATGGGTGGCTCACCCCGTGCTTCCTTGAAGACGTTGAGCGCAAGGCACATCACCGCCACCTCAAATCCCATCATATTCGCTGTCCCTCTGACGCTGGTATTTCTGTTCACCTGCTTCCTCTTCATGCTCCTGTTTTTTCTCTAGCCTGTCATCTTTTTCCCAAGGCAATTCGTCTTCCATATTCCCTCCTATGTTCGTCTAGCTTACGTTGATAGAACTCTACCTGTGCCAACAGCTTACGTTCTTCACTCTTGAACGTTGATGCACGCTTGCAAGGATAACAGACTTCTCCTGTTTCCGTGAACTGTTCTTTCGGTCAATGTGTCTTGCAACGTTCGCATGTTTTATGTCCATCGGGAGCCTTCACGCAGACTCCTCATCAAACTGTGCGCGGTTCCCTGTGCATTGTGGGTCGTACACCATAACAGGAACAACCTTAACGACAAGCGGGCGTCATTCTGGTTGCTTATTGAACAGTCTGCGCAGAATATACGAACGCGCAACACTGACCACAGTCATGAACAATACCAGCGCCATATTCTGGCTGTCAGTGATTGCAATTCCTGCCCAAGCAAAGAACCATATCTGCGCAAAATATGCAATCACAAATCCGACCGCTGTGTTCGTTACAGCTTCCACAAGCGACATTCGCCTAGATTGTTCACTCATAGGTTATTCCTTTTGTTGTGATAACGCAGTGTAGCGGTGACTAAGTTTGAATGCAAACGCGTGTCACTTATGACCACAGTGAGCGTCTTTTAATCGGTGGTGGGCTGTGTGCCGCCCCTACCGACTCGGAAATTATCGCTACTTATAAATCTAGGCTAATTTTACAAATGAGGAACAGCACGCCGTTCCTGTTATTCCTTAAACATTCACAATTCACAGAAAATACTCGATTTCGGGGTGACGCGATAAAGATCGCCGATTTTACGTTGGGCTAATGCAGTTTTTTCGGGTGAAATAAAATAATAAACGAACAAAAAAGAAGGAAGGCTAATTTCCTTCACCACTAGCAGCATTAAGGGGTTCCTTACTATATATACAACAAAAATATATATAAATTAGTAATTAGTAAGTAAATAGAGAGTCTTTTCTTTTCAGTGGTGGTGATACTTAGGGGGCCACCACCGAAAATAAAAGAAGGTATAAGGGAGGGGGGGCTGTAACTAAGTTAATTTCAAAAACTTATAGTAACGTCAATAATTAGCCTTTTATAATGCGCTCACACCTACAAAGGAGTTCACAATGCTACCGTTCGTCGTTACACAAGAGGGAAAATTCAGGGAACCGCGTTACCCGACAGGCCCGTTTGAAAATCTAAAAGATGGGGAATGTTTCTACATGGACTTTCATACAATTTACAACGACAGAAGGTTTCGTCTTCACTGTGCAGAAATGGGAAGAACTTTGGGCTGCATGTTTTCCTGTCGACGTGACAATACGTCCGAGACATATGAAGTCACGCGCCTTTCTGACCAGCGGGATAGAAAATCTTACCCTCTTATTCAGCTGGAAATAGGTGAGGCTTTTTATGTTCCAACAGATGTAGAATCAGGGGAACAAGCGTTCAGGGTTTGGATATCCACACAAGGGAAAAAACAAGGTAAATCGTTTGGAGTTAGAAAGCACGAAGAACACGAACTCTATGAAGTATTTAGAAAGGCATAACCATGTATGACATCAACCTAGGCAGCGGAGCTGCTCCTGCACATCTTATAGGAGCAGTTTCGGGCAACGATTACTTCAACGAGCACCGCGAACAATGGTCTGCGGAAATACAAGCCAAGCTCGAAGAGGTGGGCTTCCCGTTATCCCTGTGGCCAACGAATACACATAGCCAGAA